CACGGCCAGCCGGCGGCCGGCCAGTAGCCGCAGCAATCCTGCGCCGGGCCGAACGGCCACGACTTGGTCCCTGGCGTCGGAGGGCACACGCGCAGCTCGGCCATCGCCACACAGCCGGCCCCACTCCACTGGCGGCCGGACAACGCCCACAGAACCTCGCTGGCCCACAGCAGCGTCGCGTTCCATTCGGCCTCGGTGAGCAGGTCGAGCTGGTCGTCCGGCACATCGGCGACGGTGGCCCATGGTGCACACAGCAGATCGGTCATGCCAGGACGGTAGTCGGCCCAGCGGTGAAATCGGGCAGCGCGGCCACGCGCGCGAACTGCCACACGCGGTCAGAGGGATACGGCCAGTCGTTGAGTGGTCCGTCATCCCAGCCGTCCGATTGGGACGCTGTGCCCTCGAACTCGGGGACCATGGCCGCGGTGCCGGAGATCGACCATGTCCCGGCCGGGGTGAGCCGACACAGCGGCAGCACCCAGTGGATGTAGGGCAACGTCTGCGCGTTGGCCGAGCCGATGATTGCCCTGGACCAGAACTCCAGGCTCACCCCGTTGGGTACCGCAACCACGCCGATCTCCGGCGCGCGGTAGCCGATGGCGACGGACTCCACTCCGGGATTGGTCTCGACCACTGTCATGGCGTACGGGGCACCCGGCCCGGTCAGCGCCGCACCGTTGGCGACGATCAGGGGCACATCGCCCAGGGTGCCGGCGAAGGTGATGACGTACGGGCCGCCTGCCGGACCAGCCACGGCAACTTCGGCCGGCACCAGGTTGGGCAGTGCCTCCAGCGCGGTCTCGACCGTGGCGCCCGTGGCACCGAAGGCGATCCCCGCGGTGACTTGGCCATCGAAGGTGAGGGTGAAGGTGCCGCCCGTCGGCCCGCCGACGATGGTTACCGTCTGCACCTCGGATTCGGCGGTCGACATGATGATGTCGCCGCCCATCATGAAATTCAGCAAGTACGGATCGGGTTGGCAGATTTGCAGGCCACCGATCGACCCCTCCTTGAGGGTGCGAGGGGCCGAATAGGACACACACGCGATCCCGGTGCCGTTGAGCTGGGTGATGACGTTGGCGTCCTCGTAGGTCAGGCCGATGTCCGCTTTGATGAGCGAGTCGGTGATATAGGACTGGCCGGCTCCCACCTCCGGGGCACCGCCGGAGTCCAGGTTGGTGACCCGCACGCCGAGTGCGAACAGAGTGCCCGCCTTGTCGTAGCTCATGATCTCTACCTCTCAGCCAGGCGGGTCGACGACGTTCATGGCGAAATGCGCACAGGGGTCGAACGTGACGGCGAACATCCTGTCCGCCCACACGCGTCGCCGGTTGACACCACCGGTACCGGGATCAGCGCCGGATACGATGACCCGTTGCTCCAGCTCGGTGGATACGGGACCGAGCCGGACCGTCACCGGCCCGGTCCCGTAGATCCAGGTGTCGCCGGTCGGAGCGACAGGATTGTGCCCTGGATCTGTGGTGACCACGGCAACGGCGGGAGCGGCGCCACCGCCCAGCAGCGAGCCGTCCCCCGTCATCTGCACCACGTTGCCGAGCTCGGGTGCGAAGGTCACCACCCACGGGCCACCGGCCGGTCCCGTCACGGCCACGTCATCGGGGCCGAGATTGGACAGAGCTACCAGCGCGGTGGTCACGATCGCGGCCGCAGCGTTGAACGGGATGTTGCCGGTGGTCTGACCGTCGAAGGTAAGGGTGAAGGTGCCCGCGTTCGGCCCGCCCGTGATCGTGACGGTTTGAACCTCGGAGGCACCGGAGGTGGCCGCGCTCGTACCGGGGTAGCCGGCGTCAGCGATGACGATCCCGTCGGTTGCCGTGCGGAGCTCATTGCCGACCCGGCGCAGTTGGGCCGCGACGGGGTTGACCAAGTGGATGGGGGCATGCAGGAACACCTGCTGGCCGCGGGTGACCTGCCGGACCTCGTCCTCCAGTTCAGCAAGCGCGGCCATGAAGTCCGCGCCCGCCGGGGCCGGCAGGACGGTGGCGTTCCCGTCGGCCAGAAAGGCGTTCACCTGACCGAGCGGACCTCCGTTGGGGATATCGTAGGGGTCCAAAGAGGTCAGTGAGCCGGTCCAGAGTTCTTGTGCCACAACGTAGCTCGACACCGCGTTGGCGATCCGGACCACCCGATTCTGATCAAACCGTCCACTCAGGGTAGTGCACTCGTCGGCCACCCGATAGGCGACGGGAACGTAGTAGACCAGCCCGTCACCGCCCTCCTCGGGTGCCTCATTCAGCTCGGCGCACGGGTTGAAACCCTGATAAGTGGGGCACAGTTCGGAGCGCCAGGCCATGCCCTCCATCCACTTGCCGGCGCCGTCCTCCGGCCGAAGCGCGGACGCCAGTAGGTTGAGCGCGGTGGGCAGTGTGGCTCGCGCTGCGTCGACTTCGGTGAACAGCACGCAGCCCCTCCCTTCCGATCGCGAATGGGCGGGTTACGGCGCTACAACCGGCAAGGTGTCGTCGATGGCGAGTGGATCGATGGTGCCGGACGCCGCGCCACTCGGGATGATCGGCAGAATCAGCCGCAGGCATTCCTTGCCGATGAAGGCGACTCCCTCGAATGTCTCCACAAAGGTCTGATAGCGGTTGCGCAGGTTGAGCGTGGAGTCGCGCACCAGGCCGAGATCCAGCGTGCCGCCGTCCAGGAACAGCCAGTCGCCCTCAACCCAGAGCAGCGTGTCGACCGCGACCGGGAACGCGGGCACGTTGTTGCCCGCGGCCAGGTCCGCGTAGAACTGGTTCGGGTAGGTGATACCGGAAACGGTGGCGCCGGCCAATCCGTCGAGGTGCCAGGAGACGTTGATCGAACGCGTGGCGAACCAGGCTTCCAACGTGGCCTGAGCGATGGCGAACAGTTCGCCGGGCGAGGCGTTGACCATCTGCATGGCGAGGTCGGCGCGCAACAGGTCGATAAGCCACCGAGGGGCAAGCATGTGCAGCGGTTGGGTGCTGTTCAAACGGTGACGGTTGCGGTAGTAGGCGGCGATCTGGTCGAAATTGATCAACACGTCTCGCACGGCGCCGAGCACGTGATTGCCTAAGACGATCTTCGAGCCACTGGCCAAACGGGACAGAAGCTGGTTCTCGGCGAAGCGCGCCCACGCCACCATGCTGGACTGCGTCGTGGCGTCGACCCACTCGTTGTCGAACCGCGCCGTCATGTTGCTGAATTCCAGGCACAGGTACGTCGAGTAGATCGACGCCTCCAGCACGCCGGGACAGTCAACGGCCAAGCAGGTCTTGGGCACCAGCGGGTCGGCCACGTCGTCTTCCTGGGTCCACACCCCCAGGCCCTCCTCCATCACCAGCGCGTCAAACGGCGCCCGGTACTGGAGTCCTCCGCGCTCGACCTGAAAGGCGGACAGGGCGGCCTTGATCGGTCGGTCCGTCACGCCGATGGTCTGAATGTCGTAGCGCACCTCCAGCGGCAGGCACAGTCCGCCGGGGGTCGGCGCGGTCGCCACCAGCGCACCCTGCTGGCGAGCCGCACTGATCTTGGCCATGTTGGCGGCCTCGCCCGTTCCCTCCAGCACCCGCTCCGGCGGGTACGTGAACTCCATGCGCGCCACGTCATGCCTGCCGGCCGCCGCCGTACCAGACAGCGCGTTGGCCTTCTCTCGGAAGGCCTTGATCAGGTTCTCGTGGGTGCCCAGCTCCTGGCCGGGGGACATGCCCGGAACCGAGCCCTGGACCTTGGTCACGGCGGTTACCACCCCGCCCGTCGGGGTCTCCGGCGGGGCGTCGCCGCGGTCCAGCTCACTCAGCTCGCGCGGCTTGCGAGTGCGCTTCCTGCCCTCCCCTTCCCCCTCCGGTGCACGCTCGTCGGCGCGGTCACCCTCCGGTGCGCCGGCACCCGCGGGGGGCACGGGGGCAGCCTCAGGGTCCGGCTGGATGTGGTCGCGCGCAGGGTCGTGCCGGCCATCCAGCTCGGCCAGCGACGCGGCGTGCCGCTCAGCCAGGGTGGAATCGGCCTGGCGGGATTCCCGCGCGGTCAACAGCGCCTGCCGCTGGCCGACCAGGGCCTCCAGGCCAGCCACTGATTCTGCCGTCACCGGCGCCGCCGCCAGCTCGGTCGCCTGCTCCCGGATCGCCGCCAACGCGTCGGTGATGTCCTGATCAGTGACGACTGTGGCGTCCGGGCCAGCCAGCCCAGCGATGATCTCTGCAATGCGCTCGGGGTCCACCGGATTGCCTTCCGCTCGGCCAGGGGTTCACCAGGGCTGGAGGCGCTTAGAGCGGCCAGGTGCCGGCGACCTTGGGTCTGCCGAGCAGGAAGATGCCCCGCGCTGGCACAGTAGCCAGGCGAGGCATCCACAAGCCCAGGACTCGCGTAACGCGAATCGCTTCACGCTCTACGCGTCGGGCGTGACCTCCTCCTCCGGGCCGGTGGCGATCGTGGCGCGCTGGACATCGCCGGGAACCGCCATGTACATCTCGTCGCCCGTGATGTGCACCCCTGGACCGTTGGCCTCCATGTGCACGACCGCGGACCCGAGGGGGCCGAGTGCCGACAGCACGGCGGTGCCGTCGCCGTTGTCGACGAGGCTGAAGAATGCCGCACCGGCCTCGTCGATGGACCAGGCCGGTGTCGCGCCCTCAGGCGCGGGCACCTCGTTCCCCATCTCGTCCTCCCACCGGCCGATGGAGAGCGTTACCTTCTTGTCTGCGCGCACATCTGTCATCTTGGTGATCCTCTCCATAGTGGACCGTGGCGTGCCGGGAATGATCACCCGATCCGCCTCGGTCGCGTTGATTGGTGGGCCGGTGTGCACGATGGCACGGAGACGCCGGCCCTTGATCAGCCAGCGCTCCTCGTAGATCAAATCGCCGTAGTCGACCACTCGACCTCGCGGGAATCCGCTCACACCCTTTAGCGTGACCTACGACAGCCCCCGCGTGCACAAAGGTCGCGGGGGCTGTCGTCTCGGTGGAGCGCACACGGGGCGCAGGTCGGCCTCTGGCTGGAGGTCCGTCATGGGTCGCCTTCGGGGTGTGGGTTCCTTGGAGGCAAGGAACCCCCGCTTAACGCCCCGTGTGCAGAGCCCCTATGTTACCCCCCATTTCAGGGGGATACAAGGTGTTGGTGGGTGCC